GAACTGGTTGTGCCACCCAACGATACGGTAGTGTTACCAATCGTCACGTTGCCTGTTACAGCACCCGGCGCTTGGCTTTGCCAAGTATTGCCATCCGAAGTCAGCACGTTGCCAGTAGTTCCCGGCGCAACCTCTTTAATTGCACCAGTTGCATTGCCTAGAATGACAACATTGGCAGTAATATTGGCAACACCCGTACCACCTTGAGCTACCGTGACTGGTGTGGATACGGAGCTAATCGTGACGTTGGCAAACGTCATGTTGTTTAGCGTCGATACCGTATTGCCTAGCTGAATAGCGGTATTGCCGAGCGTGATGGCTGTGGCAAAGTTTGCGTCCAGTTGCGATAACGGAATCGTTGCTGTCGCATTAGCAAATATATTAGGTACTGGCATTTAGAACCTCGCTCTCAATTCATGCTCAAACTCAAAACCGTTAATCACAAATGGCGTGACGCTACCTGTTAAAGTCATGCCTAAATACTTACCAAACATTTTGGCATCTTTTTTGTACAAATAGTAACCAGCGCCTGAACTTGTAGCGCCTGACCAACCAATAATAACGCTGGCATTGTTACTCCAAGAAATCACCGTACCAACATTATTCGTCCAGTTGACCGCATTGGTAAAGTCAATTGCTGGCGACTGCTGATTCTCTGAATCAACATACGCAACAAAGATAATCGGGGTTTCACCAAGGGTTGCTTCAATACCAATCTTTAGCGCTTGCTTATCCCGAATAGGATCACCCATCGGCAATAAGGCAGTTTCCAAAACCATATCAACTGGATTGGCTTCATCTTCGTAAAACTGGAACAGATTTTGTCCGCTAGTGCCGTATAAGTTTAAGAAACCATCCTTAAATGCTGGCACGACATAAAAACAATCAGCAAGCTGGTTAGTAAAAAACCATTTACGCTCAAAGAATGCCGCCTGTATCCAACGCTCTGTGCCTTCATCATTGAACTTAAAGTTAAAAACTGCACACAAAATGTTATTAATTAGGCACTGACCACCCGTAATTTCAGTTGCAAAGTTGATCAGTGGAAACACACCGTCTAACGGATCACTAATCTTGGTGGTGGTAGCACCGACTAGCGCATACACCCCGTATTCGTTCATGAACAGCACGGAACGGAAGTACGGGAAGATGGCATGTTTTAGCGCTGAACCTACCGATGCAGACACGTTGGTATTGGTAAACAGCGTCGTGCCAAGCGTCGAATCAATCCGCACATCGGAAAAGACGTTAATGCTGTCCTCACCAAACACATACAAGAAGTTGTTGGCTGACAGAATGCGGGTAATCACCGTGCGCAGGGTTGCGTCACTAATTGTGATAAAGCCAGCAGTCAGATTAACAAAATCGTTATAGGTGTCTGTTGCAGTGTAGTAAACCGTTCGATCCTGCGCAATCCATGTACGGCCTGAGAAAGTCGCAATATCTGAACCGCTTTGGTCAAGAATCGTGCATGTCACGTTGGCATTGCTACCTGCGCCAGTAATCGTAACAGTGGGCGTCGAGGTGTAACCTGTGCCAGCTTCAGTCACAATCACTTCAGATACTGCATTTGCCACGACAACTACGGTGCCAGTAGCCTGCACACCATTGGCTTCGTTTGGCGCACCAAAAGTAACCGTTGTATTAGAAGCAAGATAACCTGAACCCGGATTGTTAATCGTCACCGAATTGACGCTACCAATAGAATGAAGATTAACGCCATCCCAAGTCTTGTAGCCCTTGGCAGGGTCGATGATCAGAGCGCGTTCATTACGCCACTGCGTGATCATCACGTTGCTATTTGAGAACGTATTAGCGCTGGCTATGTTGCCTTGAGCGCCTGTCGTAATGTTGACGTACTGCGCAGAACCATCGTTTTGGAACGCCAATACATATTCGTTGTTCTGAATGTTGACTGATCCCATAAATGTCACATTGGCACTAAATGCGACATTGGCAATTTGCTCATTGCCGGGAATGGTCTTTAAGTTGCCGTAACCAATGGGCTGGATGTTTTCCAACCAGCTAAACTCACCGTCACCAATCACAGTGCGGTTGTTCTTAGTGTTAAGCCCTTTGAAGTCTTTGACTACGGCATAACTTTTCTTTTGCTCTGCCGCAGCCATGTTAGTACCCCGCTGTGTAAGGTGTGGGTAGTCTGCGGGTAAAGGTCGTATTCAGTGCTTCCATCACATGCTTCGTATATTCTTGTTTGAATATCTCAGCCTCGCCGTAGGATTGTTCCTGATACTTGGCGATATAAGCAGCGTAGAACGGCACAGCTTCAGTAAATGGTGTTGGCAACACTTCGACTTCTGATCCTGACACCATAGGATCAACCAACACTACTGTGTCAATCTCCATTTGGTAGGCTTGATCAGGCTTTGGGCCAATGTAAATCTTTTTAGGCCCATACATAGAGTAACCAACCGGGCGTCCAGTGTAGTCTTGCCAGTAACGCAACTGTGCGTTGAAGTTTGTCCAAGGCAAGTAGTACAGCGGAATGCGCGAATTGCCCCAATACAGAATGACGTTCAGTACATCAACCGTATTGTTGCCTTCAGGCAGGTCTGCGAAGTCGATGGTTTCTACGTTGTAAGGCGCGGTGTGACTCTGCAAAACGCGATTGCACCCTGTGTCTCGGACAAGGGTGTTGCGCCCATCGTTTATGTAATCCGTTAGCTCTGCATCTGTCCAGAAGTTCGCATTAACGTCATGCAATAAACGGCGGGTCTGGGTAATGTATCCAGACAGCGTATCTGCCATGATTAACCATTAAGGTTTGCAACTTTCGCCGCAACCCGTGCTTTAGGCATGGGCGCGGCTACTCGTTCCACCACTGGGGCTGACAAGTGGACGGGCTTAACAGACTCTTTTGAGAATGAAAACTCGCCCAATCGCTGCATTGCTGCTTCGTACTGATTGCTCATTTTCATCCAGCCAAGTCTTATAAGATAAGGCTCTTTATCATCATCGCCATAACCAAAGATATGCTTTGCTGCAATTTCAGGCAACTCAACTGGCTTCCCGGGTTCAAAATGGAAAGGTGTTCCATCAAAACTATCGGAAAAAGGTAGAGAACCGTTGTTGCAAACAAAGATCGTGGTCATAGCGAGACAATATCTCCATAAAGGGCAACATCGCAGGTAACTGCGGCATTGACCGAACAGTTGACATACAGCACTCGGGCAGTTTGAACATCAGTGTTAGCAGCCGATGCCAGCGTCAGATCATCAAACTTAGTGCTACCAGTAGCAGCACTCAGCGTTTGATCCGCAGCAATAGCAGTGCCTCCACCGCTTGCGGCGGTGAAGACACCCACATTGGCACCACTTGCATTACCACTGAAGTTAGACAGAACTATCCGACGCACAATGTACTTCGTAGCGGCTTGCGCAACCAAAGTCGTTACATCGCCGGTAGCAGCAAGGCTTACGCCTGTCTGCTCTGCCAAACGATAGTTGCCAAACGAATCTGGATACGATCTGCCGACTGCATTTGCGTCCATAGCTCCCCCTTATGCGTAGGTTTCGCCAGCAGCCTGACCACCGTTGACTTCAAGCAGCGTCACCGTTGCGTTGCCAGAAGAATTCTTGGCATACACGTTGACACCATCCGAAATCACCACACCACCCGTGTTGGCTGCCATGACGGTAGCGTTAGCTGAACCGTTGTAAGCCAGCACGGTGACGTTAGCCGATGGGAACATGACATACAAACCTGCCGGAATGACAGTGCCATTGCCCGAATCAACTGCGGTAACGGTGACAGTCTGGAAATAGGCACCCGGAGTGTTGCTCTGAGCGCCAGCCAGAATGATTTTATTAGTTGCGAGAGACATGGTTTCCTCCTTACAGGCTCAAAGAGTTGTAGCCCGTAATCTTCGTCATGGCTTTCGGCTTGGTGTTTACCAGTTCTGCAATCATCAGAACCGCACCAACGTAGCCAATCTGGAAGTTCGGAAGCGTGGACTCGAAACCAGTGAACGCAAACGATGCCTGCTCATGGATATAGAGCGAGAGATAGTTTGTGTTCAGCAGGTAGAGCGTACCTTCCGGGCAATACGGGTCTGGATAGATCGGCACACCGGCAACCATCAGGGCGCGGAACGCAGCCTGTGGGCCGTTGGCATCGCCATCAAAGCCTGAACCGGGGGTGATCATGTAGTTTTCTTGGCCTACATAATCTTGTGCCAGCAGTGTCCAAGTACCAAAGCCGCAAACACCAAAAGTCGGCACTTCAGCGCCGTTTTTCACGGTACCGGAGATGTATTGCAGTACGTTCTGACGGGTTGGGTTGACCGAACCGGCAGCGTATTGCTTCGACTTCCACCAAGTGTTTGAGCTACGATTGATGTTGCCGTAGGTAGCAGTACCAGTACCATCATCCACCGCAGCAGGCAGGCCGATGAATTGCTGGTTGTTGCTGGTGTTGTTGTACAGCGCGGTTGCCATCGAATCCATCATGACGTTGGTCGCGTCGTTCATACGCGCTTCAATCAGAGGGATGATTGCGTAGTCTTGCTGTACTGCACCTTCCATACCGAGGAACGGCACGGGAGAAACCAACAGCTTCAGGTTAAATTCAGCTTGGTAAGCACCCTGTTGGACGGATGGTTGAGCGAACGAGCCGCTGTAATCCGACCACTGAGCGTTTACAAATTGAGAACCCTGTACCGGCACCGACACAGACGACACACCGCCGGAGGCAGTCTGCGAGTTTGCGATCAGCGCCGCCATCAGGGGCGTAGAGTTGTAGATTTGTACGACCAACTTCGGGATAAATGCCCGACGAGTGACGTAGGTCAACTCGTTGTACTGATTAGTACCCGAAGCCGGAAGAATGCCGCCACCAATAGGCATAATTTACCTCCGAAGTTTAAAAAATAGCCCCTTACAAACCAATTGGCTTTGGATTCTTGCGAAGTTCTGCCAAAGCAGCGGCTGCGTTTTCACGCGCAGCAGCAACTGGATTCTTCATATAACCCTTTACGTCCATCCGAGACATAACGGGTTGCGGATAACCGGGTGTTGGCACCGCAGCTTGCTTCATGTGACGCCAGTAGTCCGCAGCAGTCTCATGATTAGCGATACCTTTCTCAGTCATCAGCTTCTCGATTTCGAGGATGTCATCATCAGTCTGTGCAAAACCTGATTCCTTCAACTTGCTGCGGCGACGATTCAACTCGTCACGCACCTGTTGAGCGCGAAGTTGGTTTTCGAGGTCAGTCACACGCTTTTCAGCGGCAGTTGTACGCTCGTTGACCATCTCTTCCATTTCTAGTTCTGGCATTGGAATGTCAGGATTGACCTCTTTTGCCAAACGTAGAAACGACTTGCGCGTTTTGGGGTTCTCGGACAGACGCTTTGACAGCGCTGCCAGTTCCTCAATCGCTTCAGGCGAGTAATTTTCCAGACTCATAATTAGCCCCTCTTCTTAATCAATAAACTTTTTTAGTGTCACCCGGCTTGCTCATGGTCATGGCGTTGCGCTTACCGACTTTTGCGGCATTCGACAGGCCACCCATTTCTGCAAAACGTGGGGTGTTGTAAATCTGACCATTCATTTGCGAGTTGTCAGTCGGGCGGCGCACCGACATTGCACCCTTTGGCTTGAAAAGTTCCATGATTACTCCTTAAATGGGAAGTGGTGGTGCGGTAGTTCCCGCGATAGGCGCTGACATTGCTTCTCTCTGGCCCGGCGTAGCGCCACCCGCCTGCGGCAGAGATTGAATCATTTGGATAATTTCCGAAGGCATCAAGCGGCGGCTGTCTGACTCGCGCTCACCAAAGCGGCGCGTAATCTCCGCAATCACCTTTTCAATGGTCTTGGCTTCCTCTGAACCCATCTGAAAGACGCCCATTGCTTGTTGCAACATGTCTAGCGCCATCATGACATTCAAACGTGCGGCCTCTTCCTCGCCGCGCTTGGGTTCCGGTGTACTCATTGGACTAGCCATCGGGCTGGTAGTCTCTTCCTGCTCAAATGCAGGCGGTGTCATTGGCTCAGAACCCATGCCCTGATCTGCCTTCATCATCTGCATCATGTCATCGGTTTTGACTGCCATTTGACACTCCTATGTTGCGCGAACGATAGATATAAATTAACTATCACGTCAACCAAAAAAAGGGGCAAAATGTTGCCCTGTACTATTTTACTATCGACCGGATGTGCGGTTTTGCGGGTTACGGGTAGCGCCGCGAAAGGCATTCCGGTTAAACGTCATCGACGGTGGTTCGCGTGTCGATGCAATATCCTTCTGTGTCACGCGGGGTTGATCACCGCTTTTGACCATTGACTGCGAGTTCATTGCGCCTGATCGTTGTTCCATCACACGGCCCTCAGTTGTGGTTGCTCGGCTTCTGGTGCCGCCGGTGCCTCAGTCTGTGGCGGCTGCATCATCTGTTGCATGGCGGCGGTAGCCTCCATTGCCTTAATTTCTTCAATTAAACGATCCTTCATTGGCGGCTCAACCATCTCAATCAAGCTGGCCTTGCCGATTGCGCCAGCACTGTACAGGTTGAATGCCAAGTCTCTCGCATCTTCCATGAAGATCGGGCTGTTCGAGTGCGCGTCCACCTTCACCACAAAATCTTCGGTGAATTGGGCAGCAATAAACTCGTTGCCATCCTCATCACGGTAGCGCGTATCGTCATAGACCATCATCATCTTGAGATACAGTGTTGCAATTTTCTCAAGACTGTCTTCAATGGTCAATGCGCGTTTCTTGGCACGGGAAGAACCAAGTCGCGCCAGTTGTGACGCATGGCCTTGGCTACGAACGCCGGTTTCACCACGACCTGACAACACGCTAGTAATGCCAGAGGCTTCGGCAAACATAGCGTCAATCTCGCCGAGTTCGCGGAACAAGTCGTTGGGGATGTTCGGTGTGAACTCTTCTACCTTGGCGTTTGGCATGTCGGAAGACACCATGCCACCAGCGCGATTAAGGCCAAACATCTTTTCATCCAAGATGCCTTGGAAGCCGATGAATGCCTTGGGAGGATTAACTTGCTTGTCGAGCAATTCGAGTATCTGTCCGGTTCGCTTATTACGCATCTCTTGCAGGAACACAAGACGCTGCACTTCCGATTGACCATAGTAGTAATCGTATTGAGGCGACGGACAAATTTGAACAAATGGCTGTTCGCCTTTTAAGAAGAGGCTTTGCGATCCTCGGTCATAGATTACTATGTCTGGATCAGCAATCGTGACGCACACATAGTCATCCAGCTTATCGTCATAAATCCACAGCTCACGCATCTTCACAGTCGGCTCTGCAATCTGTGGCGTGTACGTCATGTTGCCAGCCAGATTCATCTGCACGTTACCGTAGATGGTGGGGTCAACCGCTGATGTGACTAGGCGCTCAACACCTTCTGGATACTTCTTGGTTTGCTGCTCTGCTAGTGCAATGCGACTCAAGATTTCTTCACGCTTCTCATGCGAGTACAAGCGCGAGTAGAGTTCTGATTTTGTCATGTAGAACTCTTGCACCATTGCCTCTTGGCGGTCTGTGTAAGGTGTGTCTTCACGCAGCACACCGAACACGCCGGGTTCCACCATGTACGGGTGGATACCATTGCGCCATATCAATTTGACAAAGGTGGAGTTGTAGCAGAATGCCCAATTCAATGCGGCACCAAACACTTGGTCTGCGTTACTGGCAGTCCAGTAATCGTGCAGTGCTTGTGTCAGTGCAGGGATTTTCTTTTTGAATACTTCCGGTACTGATGCGCCTAGCTTGATGGAAAAGCGCGTCGTGTCTGCCGAGTACATAAAGGCAGACAGTTGATCAATGTGCGGATAGATTTTATTGAAGTGTGCTGGTGGAGAACTTTGATCAGCACCGAAGAGATAGTAAGAACGCAGTGACGAGTATTGCGCTTGACGTTCATTTTGCGACACCAAGCATTTCTGCATGATGTCCACATAGAACGCTTGCCGATCAACCGGGTTCTCAGGAATTCTCATTTCTGTATCGTCAAGTTTTCATGGTCGGGTATATACGAACCAATTTTCGGGCCATTCAAACTTGCGCCCGACTCCTTCACTGCTTGCATCCCTGACACAGATTCGCCAGCAATTGAATTCAAGTTGTAACCGCCCAACTCCGCAGGCGATCCCCACCGGGGTGCGAACGGATTATTGGGTGTTGCATGGCGCGGCGGCTGCGCCTCGCCTTCTCTTGTTGATTTAATATCGCTCATCTTGAAGTCCAGTGCAAGTTGTTTTAGCGTTTTGTCATTATGCTTGGTGGAATCGCTCTTCAATCCCACAGGTTGCAAGAATACTAACTGCACATCATCGCAGCCAGCAGGACAGATTGCCTCCCGGCTTTCAAAGTAGCCATGCACCGGACATTTATAATCATGCAACACACTCATGTTAGCCCCTCACTTCTTTAACAAATGCGGTTTTGTGTAATCGTACTTGTTCACAGGTTTGACAGATAGGCCGATTTTACCGTTTGTCATCTCCAAGGTGTAGCCGCGCCGCAATGTTTTGCCAAAATCCTTGGGTGGGTGGTAGTCAAGGATCATGCGGCCTGCAATATCCATGCGCATTCCGGCCTCACCGTTCTCCAAAGCCTGCAAAGCCTTGGAAATTCGGCGCTGTGTCGTCTCAGAAACTGGCATTTTTTGCTCAAAAAACGCCTTTTTCATGTTTCTGTAGTCCACTCCCGCCAATTTCGCAAAAGCAGCCATAGAGAAGCCTCTTCTGCGATTTAGCCGCATATTGTGCAGTCTAAGCCTGATTTCCGCGATGGAAAGCACCGTAATCATCAAAAACCCAAGGCTTTTAAGTAGTTTGACACCTGTTTTTGTACCTGAACCTGCCCACCGTCGCCGCTTTCAGCGGTTTTGTCCTCTTTTTTGGCCTTTGTAACCCTATTTGCAATCAATCTAGGCTGCAATTGCTCTGCAAACGCTGCCGCAGCCAGTGCGGACGCGATCACACGGTCATCTTTTGACCTACCAGCGGCGGCAATCGTGCCTGCGTCGCGCACAATTCCCTTCATTTCGTCGATACATTCCTCGGAATACACGCGCAACATGCCGCGCTCGAAGTAATCCTTAAGGTAATTCAGCATTCGTTCCTTGCTTGAATGCGTAGTCACCCATCCAATGCTGTTCGATATGCCAAAACTATCATTTCTGCGCCACAGATAGTGTTGCATATTCCCCAAAACGTCACTCAACTGCCGTGCTTCTGAAGGCGGCAAGGACTGTGCCTGCCTTCTTAGGTTGCGCATCTCGTTAATGACAGCCTGACCGGGGCCGTTGACCTCTAAGTTCAGCAGTGAATTGCCATAGGCACCCGCCAAGTAGCAGATCACCCACGCAAACTGGAAGGTATTTAACTCGGAAGTCGCAAACTCTGCCACCTGATCCATGCCATCGGCATAGCAGCGGTACACCTGAATGCAGAATCTGTCTGCCCAATCTGACGATCCATAGGCCGGGTCAGCGCCAATGACGTAGTAGGCGTTCGCCACTGGCTCTTCCCATATCTTCAAGGTCGCCAAACGCTCACTACTTTGAATCAGCATGGTGTCTTGGAAGTTGGCACCCATGCTAAAGCGGTAGGAAATGAACGCTTCCCGCTTGGCCTGCTTCATGGCGTCGGTACACCGGGCGGTAGAGAAAAAGGACGTACCCGTCATCACAAAGGCGTAGTCCTCTGTGGGTGGGAATTCCTGATACATCAGGCCATCATCCTTCAAGCCTTCATGCAGCTTCCAGCGCCACCACGCAATCTGCCGAGAATTGATCTCGTAGTTGTACATCTTGCGTATGTCCTTCGTCCATTCCTTCTCTTCGGGTGAGAGCTTGCCATCCCAATAGGTCTTGTACACATCCGACTTGGGATCAGCGGTGTAGAGTTGGTTACGCCACCAGCCACAGAAAATTGCTTTCTGTGTTCGCGCACGTTTGGCAGTTGTCCACATGTCATGAAACATGTTGAAGCCTCGCGCCGTACTCTCGAACATGTAGTAACGCAGCGGGTTGGTTTCCGCTAAAGACGCCAAGAGCGACGCCAAGCCTTCCTCGTCGCCCCATGAAGACGTTTCCGTGCCATGCAAGAAGGTGATGCCCTTGCCTCGGCCCAACCCACCTTTTGCGCGAGTACCTGCGACTTGGTAAAACATGCGGCTGCGGTTTTGCAGTACCAACTGATTGCGGTTGTGGCTCATCAGTGGAATCTTGTACTGCTTGGGCAGGCCATCCATGTACATCGACAGGGTACTTCTAAACTGCTCGCGGTTCTCTTCCGTATCAGTCGTTAAGGTACCCTGCATGCCGGGGTGGATGAAGTGCCAGTAAAGATCAAGCGCCAGAGAAATAGTAGTAATTCCAAGCTGCCTCCCTTTTAACACCACGAAGAAGTGGATGTCATCTTTTAAGCCTCTTGCCACCTCATCCATTACATAGGTCTGACTTCCCAATAGGCTGTCGCCCAAGGTGATCATGCCTTTTTCTTTAGACTCAATTCTTAGCTGGCTACAGAAGCGGTAAAAGTTCTTGCGGTCAAATTGCATGAATGGTGTATCCGTAATGGTTGGCAAACAATTCGTACACCGCTTCTTCTCCGTACATCTCTTTCATCTGTTCTCTCGACAGCTTCCAGAGCATCTCGCCATTAGACAGTAACTGCCTAAAGCGGCAGTGATGACCAAATATCTTGGCTAAATCCATCCCGTCATGGCATGGGCCAATATGCTCGAAGGAAAAATACTTTGCCACATCATCCGGTGCAAACTTGATGCCAAGCCTCTCCAAGTCCTTCCTCAAGATACAGGTCAACTGGATGTCCTCATTCATCATGATGGGGTCTGGCATCTGACGCCGCATCACACCGTACTTGCTAGGAGCTTGCAAGAACTTTTTACTACGCAAGGAGAAGCCACCGTTCTGCACTACGGTTGCTTCACCCTTCCCCCACCACTGATAAAAATTATGAAACTCGCCATTAGCGAGTAACCCTGCATGGGTTAGGCCACCCACATAGTCATACTGCAACCACTCATCATTCCAATTGTCTTTATCCAATGCCCATCCATCGTGCTGCACAATCAGGGCGTACTCAGTGTCGATATAGTTATGCAGCGCGTACATCACGAACTCGCTGTAGCCAAAGTAATCCAATCTTGCTGGCAGTATCTTCTGCGGCACGAATGTCACATCAATCTCAACATTCGTAATCAGCAACGGTTGTGATCCCGGCAATGCGGCAACCGTCCTTCTAATCGCAGGCACCGCAGCCGCACCCCTGCCATCGCCATAAATCGCCACCACCGTAATATCTTTGTACTTATCGTTTTGCACTGCGCCTCTCCGTCTCAAAGCCTTCCAAGTTCCAATTAGCAATCCGGTACCGCGCCTCGTAGTCCTTGGCACAAGCTAACAACTCCCGAACCACCTCTGGCTTAAACACCTGCTTCCAAGTCGCCACCAACTCGCGCTTAGCTTTAGCGCTGTCTGCTGCTATCGCCTTCCTCATCTCATCCCGCAAGACACGGCGCGATAACAGCAACTCTTCCTGATACTTGTCTTCAGCGCTCTTCATCTGACGCTTGCGCCAAAGCCTTGATCTCTTTGATGGGAATGCCAAAAGCATCATGCACCGCCAAAATAAAACTTGCGCCCACCAACATCGTCCGACCTCTGATCTTCGATAACGTCGGCCTCTTAATCCCTAACACATCAGCCAACACCGAATCATTCTTATACCGATACGTTGCCAGCAAGTAATCCAACAACTTATGCGGCTTCCTTACATACTCCTTCTCCATAACCCCTCCTAGTCAATCCTCCACACACGAATCCCATCCCCCTCACGCCTGCACACAAACTTCCTGCCCATGCGCTTTCCCCTAATCCGGTTGTAATTACACAAAACATTCATGTTCCCACCCGGCACATGAAAACTCTCCCCCACCTGCAATTCCTCATACGGATAGTTGTGCCTAGCCTTACCTTCAGGCATCGGTACACTCGCAGTAATCTCGTACATTCATACCTCCATTAATACAGTACACACACTGTATCACAGAGTTCGGGGAAAACAGGAATTTTGTTGGGGCGGGGATGGAAATAGGGCGCGCAATCCCGAGGGGTGCCTGCCCAAAGGGTCGCCATATCAAACAGACAACACCATGCCCGATCGACAACCCCTTACCAATATGGCAAGCATGCCAATTGAGCAACCTTGTCATCATTGCATGGTCAACTACCCCTTTGACATCAGACCATGTTATCCACTTGGCATCAATTAACCCTTTTGCACTTATGCAATAGACAATATTGCCCCTTCAATAACCCTTCACCCTTGTGTTAATAAATTTACAAGGGCGCGAGAATTGACAATATATCAACATTTACCCATTCGACAATCCCTAATAGATTACATATATCCCTACATGAAAAGCCATAAATAAATATATGCATATATTTATATAGAGACCCCTTGAGTTAATATGCACACCAACTATAATTAGTACCAGTGCATTAGCACTATTCCTAAACTTCACAAGGGGCTATCAATGAAAACTGCAACAACAGCAATGCGAGCGCAAATAGTTTTATGGTTGGGTCAACACGGCGTCACTGTTACTCCATGCACTAAATCGGACACGATTATGCTGTGGTGTGCAGAGTCCGAATGGGTGGACGTTATGGATTACGACTGGCCTGCGCTATATGAGCAATGCAAACGATGGAGCGCTGACAGAGTAGACGGAAAGCGCTTGCCTTGGTCTACAGCCATCAATAGCGCCACTTAACGCTCACCTACATCGGCGACTAACTTTCCTATCCTAAAAGGGGCTATCAATGAAAACCGACATCGCACAGATCATTACTGACCGCATCATTTCTGAACTAGAAAAAGGCGCTACACCTTGGGTTAAACCTTGGCGTACTCTTAAAGGCATGCCGGGTGAAGGCATGCCATTTAATCCTGCTAGTGGCACTGTGTATCGTGGTGTTAATCACTTCTGGCTTGGCATGCAGCCGTTTGCGGTTCCCTATTACGTTACTTCC